ATATAAATTATATAGCTATAGAGTGCCCCTTCCTTATATCTGATAGACGGTAGGCATACCGGCTTGTTTTGGTTCTTTACCAGAAGCTTTAGATTCAAATTCTATTGGATATGAATCTTTAGTAGCTTGTAAAGAAACCGTATGAACCCTTGTTGGTGGATTAAACGTGTGTCTAAGCTTATTTATTAAATACAGTCCAGACTGATGTTTTGAAATTTTTGTATCCTCATGGTCTGTACCAAATACAGGTAAGCTTACTTCAATAACTTGACCCACAGTAAGTGTTGTATTACCATGCACAGTCATATTTATTGTCATTCCATTGCTCAGTTCGTGTATTCTTTGTCGTCTCTGTAGCAACCAGTTATCTGCCCTGTTAGACATATAATCTTTATTTTCGTCTTGTTCCTCTGTTGATACTTCTTCTCCTTGAGCAGCTTTATCTAGTACTCTAATATATTGTGCATCTCTATCATCTGTTGTAGTACTAGTTGGATGTAAGTGTAATCTTGAAGCAGTAAAATCACCTACTGTGTTTTTTTCATCTATCAAAACATTATTATATTTTGGAGAACCACCTTTGTCTATTCTTTTATGTCGGTCATGGTCATCGAAATAACTAAAAGTTGACATTTGATATTTTTTATTATAAATATCATGCATAATTAAGTTAGAACCTAACATTCCACTCTTTATGTCTAGTATTGAATTATTTTTACTTGGAACACTATAATTTATCATTCTTTTAAATGCTTGTATGATTCTTCCTGAGTCACCAGATTTTGAACTATAAACTTCATCAGTTCCTTTATCACCAAAATGAAAATGTTGTTGTACACCCTCTTCATATAAACTTTGTATGCTTCTAAAATGAAACCCATTTATATTTTCAAAAAACAAATAATGTGGAGAATTATTTTTAGCACTTACAGATTCTTTTGTGAGTTGTTTTATGAGATGATATGGATGAAAACTTGGAGACAATATTTTTCTAATGCCCAAAGTTGGTTCTATATATAAATCTTTTTTTGTGTTTATATATTTTTCATTTTCCATTATAGATTTTACAATTTGATCTGCAGTCTGTTCATATGCTTTAGAAATTCTTGTACGATGATTTCTTAAAAGTTCTGGTGAACATATTTTAAGTTCAACAACCTCTGAATTAGTTCCAGCTGGAGTTCTACCACCCATTTCATAAACACAAAAAACATTTTCTGTAAAATCTATAGCATCTTGTTCCATACTAGGAGTTGTAATCTTTAAAGATATATACTCTTGACCAATGATAGGCATATTGTCTACTAGGTTGTTTGTGTCTGTAATTATAATACTTCCAGTTAATGCATTTGAAAATATATCCTCAAATATATTAATTTCAGCAATAATTTTGGATATGTCTGCACTAACACCTGCAGAAGATATTAGCTCACACTTATCCAATATAAATTCACCAGCAAATTGTATAGAGTTTGCCATTAGATAGTCGTTTCATTCATTAATTTTTTATATTCGTCTACAAATGTATCTTTATATTGAGGATCAAGTAGGCGTATTTGCCTAATTCTATCCTGACGCCTTTGTTCATACTCATAGTTAGTTACTATTTTTGCATTTGGGTAAGTTATTATATCAGTTACTTCAATAGTTACTTTTGTATCTCCAGAAGTTTGATCAATCTCATAGTGATGAACACCACTCGTATTTAAATTTCCATCTGTATCAACATACTTTTGATTTATGTATGAATTAAACTGAGAAGTTCCCATTGGCCAATCGTGATAACGATCTGTAATATTATTTACTAACATCACTATCCAATGAAGCTCTGAATCGCCATACATTTTGTGTGCTATACTTTCGGGTGTTTCGCCTTCTCGTACATTGTATGTGTCAAATAGTAAAGTGTTTGTTCTAACTTTAGTTCTAAGACCAACACGGCGTAGAAGGTTTGTGACAATTTTTGGTTTTCCTGTACCAAAAGAATCATAGTATATTTTGGGCATTGCATTAAAATACATGATTAAAATCCTTTAAGGGCTGCTTCTCTAGTGATAAGCTCTAATTCTTTGAATACCAATGTTAGTGTAGTATTTATTGGTGGAGCACCATCTCCATCAATCCCTGCATGTGTTTTATACTTATCTCCACCATATGAAACATTCATAGACTCTAAAACACAAGTTGATATTTTATGTAGAAAATTATTTTGAGCACCATTATAATGGTATTCTATCTCAAACGTATTAGGAACAATTAGTGCTCTACCATGCTGATCACTTCCTTCATACTCTGGTAACATATTAAATTTAAATGCATTAATAATATCTCTTATCTCTTTTGCTTCATCTTCACTTTTTGGACTCATTTTAAATTCATATTGAAATGATCTTTTGTCGATGCCTTGAAATGCTAATTCCATACGATCAGACATCACTACTCCTGATCTCATTTCAGCTGCAGCCTTTAACCCTTGAAGGCCAGGCAATGCTCCAGCGGTATTTAGCATCATTGATGTCAAAGCTTTAGCTAAATCTTGATCCAGATTTCCAATCTCATCAAGGCCTGCTTTCATTTTTCCTTGAGAAAACTTTTCATATGCATTGATTGCACCCCGCGAAACAAAACCAATTTCTGTATCTGTGTATTGTGCACTATATCCAGTTGTTACTGATGCAGGCATATACATCACAATTGCTGTGTTTAATTTAGTTGTGGGGGCCCTTCTCATACCTACTGACAATCTATCAGCAGCATTTTGTCTCAATGATCCTGATGAGTCTGTAAATCTTTTTTCAGTCATACCTTTAAAATAATCATTAATGCGGGGATCATCAAGATTGTCTATTTCTTTGTTAACCTTTTTTGGAACACCATTCACTGAATTATTTTTACCGCCAAATTGTAGTTTTGCGTGATCTTGTTGATTTATAAAAAACATCATATAATGGCCTTGGTTACCAAGGCCTGGATCAGACATTACATCTAAAGGGAAAGTGAGGTGTTGAACATTAGGCTTTGGTGCCAATGGTAATGTGTCAGAAGTGTTTGTCTCGCCATATCTTGGCGTGTGCATAAAATGAGGTATATTACCTGCTACTTTTCGAAATTGCGATTTGAATGCCATGTATAAATATTCCTGTATTACAGTTTAAACTATTTATAAGACAAGAGTATGGCATATAGCGGAAAATACATACCAATTAACCCCAAAAAATATAGAGGGGATCATTCCAAAGTGATATATAGATCATTATGGGAACGTAAACTTATGGTATACTGTGACAATAACAAGTCTGTATTAGAGTGGGGTAGTGAAGAAGTCATAATACCTTATATGTCTCCTTGGGATGGTAGATTACATCGTTACTTTCCTGACTTCTATATGAAAGTTAAACAGGCCACTGGTGCCACTAAAAAGTTTATCATTGAAGTCAAACCTAAATACCAATGTCAACCCCCAACTAAAGCACCAAAACGTAAAACCAAGAGATGGTTGAATGAAGTCAAAACATGGGTAATTAATGAAGCAAAATGGAAATCAGCAAATGAATTTTGTTTGGATCATGGTATGGAATTTAAAATTCTTACTGAAGATCACCTTAATATAAAGTATAAATAGTATTATGGCACAAAGTAAATTTATACAAAGCGTAGTAAAAGCATCAGGCGGTAGACCAAAATCTACTCAATGGTATCGTGAGAAAATTAAAGAATTTGGTAAGCCGGGGGCTATGGACTTAATTCGTGACGGTAAACAATCACGCACACCACATTATGGTAGGATAAATATGTTTTTCTATGATCCTAAAGGAAGAAAGACATTACCATACTATGATACATTTCCATTAGTATTACCAATAGAAAATTATCCAGATGGATTTTTAGGAATTAACTTTCACTACTTACCTATACCTTTAAGATTGAAGTTGTTAGATCGCATAGTAGATTTTAGTAACAATACCAAGTTTGATGAAAGTACAGTAATTAAAGCAAACTATTCACAACTAAAAAATATAAGAGAAATTAAACCAACCCTCAAGAGGTATCTAGCAGGAAGAGTTAAGACAAGATTTCGTAGAGTTGATGCTGATGAGTTTACAGTAGCTGCTCTTCTACCCATCGCAAGATGGAAGAATGGTGCTCAGGCTGAGGTTTACAAAGATAGTAGGAAGATGATATAATGGCAACCAATTCATTAGCGGCAATTGTTGAACCAGCGGGAAGTCAGATTTTAGATGAAGCGTTAGCTGAGTTTCGTTCAAAAGATGGATTTGCAAAAACCAATCGTTGGGAAATAGTGATAACTCCACCCACAGGAAATAGGGGTGGTAGTGTCGGCAATGTCTTTGCTTCAATTATGGGTTCAAATACT